ATCAGCAAAGTCATCAACGAAACAGACTTTTAAATCCTTACCCCAAGTACCAGGGTTTTTAGCAGCGTAATAGAAATCGGTAGCAGTTGTGTAGTTAGACTGATAATCATCGTAACTCTTAATCTTCAGAGTTGTTGTATTAGCAATACCAACACCTGCATTAGCATTCTTGAGGTCGTCATCATCTGTTCTAGCAACCTTAAGAATACCGCCATATGAAAGGAATGACGCTGCAGTCATCCAATACTCATACTGACTGTCGGTGCTCAATGGCTTTCCGAATGTGTTGATTAAATCCTGTTCTGTTTCCACAGTGATTGGATCATCAACAGGTCCAATTTCAAAAGGGCCTGCGATTGCACCGATATTATCGAGTACATTATCCGCCCTTCCTACTGTTAGATCTACTTCCCTGATTAATACACCAGGTGATACTAACTGAATAGCCATGCTTGCGTCCCTCTGAGAGTTCCCAATTTCCTACAAATTATTTATTGAAAGCTACATTTTCAGAGGGGAAACCGTGCGTGAACTATGAACGATACTCCCACATATAACTCATATCACCATAAGTTGACTCTATATCATCCCTATCTGTCTTAGTCCATCTTTGTCCATCTTCATCTATAAATGAGTCATCTTCCAACCCATCAAGCATAAATCCAAATGGAGCCATGTCTTGTTCTATTTGATTTTTCTGATCCTCATATAATCTTTTTCTTACATCCTGATCAGTAAGTTCTTTAAAATAATCCTGTGCTACCAACCATGCATATATGACAAGACACATTGCTAAGTCATCATTGCAACCATCGTCTGCCTCAAATGAATTACTCTTTGAAATGAATGTGGTTAATTCTGATATGATATCATAGTCATTAAATAAAACCTTATCTGCCTCAATCATTGTCTTGAGGTTTAATGCTCCAACCTTCTTAACAGTCTTGGACATCTTAACTCCAAGTTGTACCTTAGTACCAGAGAAACCTTGTCCTATAACTTGTCCAGCCCTTCCTCTCATAGATGACATAAGAAGATTGGGATATTCAAAATCATAATTAAGAATAGATGCTACTTGATCTCCAATATCATTTACCTCAACTAATATAAAGGCATCATTGTATCCTTTACAAGTTTCGTGTATAATATTAGGGAATAGCATAGGTTTAATTTCATTATTCCTATATTTTGCTACGACACGATGGGGAAATGTAGTGATGTCTACAATTATAAATGTAGAATAATCCTCTCCTACACCACGAGCAACGTCAACTGTACAAACATAATCATGTTTCTCTTGAGGTTGTTCATATAAATCTAATCCCTCATTAGACATTTTTGGTTTATCATAAACCAAAGATTTTAATTTTGCTGGATTTATTAAGGTATCAACAGACCCTAAGAAGTTACATTCAAACTCAACCTTAAACTGTGCTTCTGACGTGTTAGCAATAGTTTGCTCTCTCCACGCTTCATCTCTACCAGGAACTTCACTCCAATGGACAACAGTAGGTACATATTCATTATCTCCGTTCTCAGCATCGTGCCACATGCGATAGAAGTGGTTCATACCCTTAGGGGTAGAGACGATGATGATCTTGGTGGACTTACCAGATGAAATTGTAGGATATACTGAACTAAAGAAGTCGTCAGCAATATGATTAGGAACGAACGCAAATTCGTCTAGGAATATGATGTTGAATGTCATACCCCGAACTGCAGCAGCAGATGTAGATGCTGCCATAATCTTGGAACCGTTCTCCAGTTCTAAACTACCTTTGTTCCATACAAGAATACCCTGTTGCATCCATTTGGGTAAATTCTCATAAGCAGTCTGGAGTCTTGCTAACAAGTCTCTGGCAGTTGCTGCTTTGTTTGCAAGAATACCAATATTAACATTATCATTGAAGATAGCATAATGAAGTAGATATGATACAGACGTAGTAGACTTACCAGTCTGGCGAGGCATCATACAAATATTAAATCTATTATCATGAAATCTTTCTATTAACTTCTCTTGGAATGGCCACATATCGAAACCAACCAATCCCTCGTCAACATTGACAATTTTTATATATGTTCTAGCAAAATAAACAGGATCAAATTTACATTTAATAAACTCTTGAACCTGATCATGACTAAATTCAATCTCAGTATTTGCTTTCTTGAGATTGGGATTACCAAGGTATATTTCTTGAGGCATAATTAAGTTTGACGATAACCACTAACGATAAAAGTACAAGTTGCTCCAGCACCAGTAGTTCCAAAATTACCAGTACCAACGAACAAAGCATCTCCACTATTTTCAAGAACTAAAGGAGAAGCATAGACATCAAATCTATAGTTTCCTCTATCAGCAATACTTTCATCTACAATTCTGAAATCGGGAGAATCAGTTGTACCACCATTAGGAACAAAATAAATTTGAGCACTTGTAGATGCTCCATATCCAGCATGTGCATACACACCATCAATGTAAATCTTTTTGTTGTCAACGCAAGTAATGACACCTACAGTGCTTCCATATGCAACCTTAATAGGATTACATATCTTTCCGTAAATAATTGGATTTGCCATAATTAAGTAACGATGTCAGCACCAGCACCAGCTCTTACTGCCATTAATTTTTTAAGAAGAACTTGTCTTTTCAGTCTCATCACTCTTTTTTCCTTAGATTTTAAGTCTTGGTCCTCACGACCTTTCTTTTGTTGCTGTAATTGCTTACCTTGTACATCATCAACTGTTGGAGTTTTAGAACCATTAGCAGGCATAGGTGCAGTATCCTCAGGCAATTGTAAAATTGGTTTAGTAGGATCTCTCAAAACTACATCATAATCCATGACCCTTGAACCAGGATATACCTTTATAATTGCATCTTGCACATCTTTCTTAGATGGCATTTTTAATTCTGGGAAGAACATCTGAAGAGACATATACTTACCACGCCACTGGAACGTAACGTAAAGTGTCTGTCCATTTACTCTTGGAAGAGTTGTTGCTTCATAAGTATAAGTCTTCTTACCAACTTTGGTATGTCCATACTCACCAGTTTTACCTGGACGTACTTGTCCTAACTTACTACCTTTCCTAGAAGGACCAGTTGAGGTGTTACGACCTCTCTTAGTAGTAGGGTGTATTGTTGCTTTGTCCTTTCCTTTCTTTGTGATTACAGCATCTTGGTTATACTCTTTACCAAGACGTTTCATTTGTTTCTTAAATTTCTTAAACTTCTTCTTAGGTGCATTAACGGCCATTGATGGTTCGCTAACTGTCTTCTTCTTACCCGTCTTCTCATCCTTTTCAGGATACTCACCTTTCACCTTCTTATATCCATAACCCATGCTACGGATTTTCTTACCAAGTTCTTTATTACGTGATTTGTTTTCCTTACCAGACTTGTCTGCTCTGTTACCAGTTAAAACTGCGGTGCTGCGACTCTTAGAGTGCTTCACCTGACGTGCCATTCCACCTTCATCAAGTTCCACTTCCTCATTTGCTTTAGCAAAAGCTTTCTTCATTACATCTAGTTTAAGATGTGGTGGTAAACTATCTGCTGCTTCCTTCCTCTTTTTCTCTGCTGCTTTCTTACGGAGATCAGAACCTTTAACATGTTCTATCTCTGGTTTCCAATCTTCGCTACTCATTCCTCCCCCTCCATTGGAACCGTTCCCATTCCCATTGCCGTTGCTAGAATTAGACCCATTAGCTCCTGAATGTCCATTGCCATTCTTGTTGCCGTTTTTCTTAGATTTTCGTCCATTTTCATCCTCTGGATCACGACCTAACCAACGTCCACCCACATACGTGCGAGTAGATACGCATTCTCCTTTCGATGCATCATAGAATTTTCCAGGAGGACACTCTTTCATTTTAAATGGTGAAGTCTCCTTATATTTATTACCGTTCTTCTTCTAATGCTTGTTGATAGTACTTTAACTTCCTACGAAGAAACAGAACCTCTCTTTGAAGTTCTGCTTTTTCTTCTTCCAGAAGTTCTATCTCTTCTTGGTAGATGATAACACTCATGGAACTATTTAAACATTTAATGTCTTCTTAAACATCTTTACATTAGTTTAAGAAGACATTATTCATAATAATCGTCTAGATCAGAGTCCAGGTAATCCTTGTGCCGATTGCGTAGGAAGACCCATACTAGGAGTGGTATCGCCACCACTAGGAGCAAGATCATTGGTCCCAAGAGGAAGTGCTCCGCCACCCAATCCACCAAGTGATCCAGTAACTGCTTCAATAGCTTGAGACTTGATGCTATCAACAATCGAATCTCTGTTGACATATACAAATACGCCACTAGCGACAACGGCAGCAGATACAACACCAGACGCAATAGCAAGGACATTTACAATTTTTTGCATTGTATTACAGTAAGTAAGTTATTTATTATAATACGCATCGTAATATTTGACAACCCC